CGGTAAGCAGAAGGATAACGCCAATGCAGACGAAACAACGTCTTGATGTACCGCTGAGTCTGAAATCTGTCAGTGACTCCGGTGAGTTTGAAGGGTATGGCTCCGTCTTTGGTGTAAAGGACAGCCACGATGATGTGGTGATGTCCGGGGCATTTGCTGCTTCCCTGCGGGCGTGGAGTGACAGAAAAGCGTTACCTGCGCTGCTCTGGCAGCACCGCATGGATGAACCCATCGGTGTTTACACCGAAATGAAGGAAGACGATGTCGGGCTTTACGTCAGGGGACGGTTGCTTATTGATGATGATCCCCTGGCAAAACGCGCACATGCACACATGAAGGCCGGTTCGTTAACCGGCCTTTCTATTGGGTACGTCCTGAAAGACTGGGAATACGACCGGACGAAAGAAGCCTTTTTGCTGAAAGAAATCGACCTCTGGGAAGTCAGTCTGGTGACGTTTCCGTCTAACGACGAGGCGCGGATCAGCGACGTCAAGAACGCGCTGGCCCGCGGGGAAATCCCTGAACAGAAAAAAATCGAAAGAGTCCTGCGTGATGTCGGACTCTCCCGTACCCAGGCCAAAGCATTCATGGCCGGGGGCTATGGCGCACTGTCCCTGCGCGACGCTGAGGATGTGGGCTCTGCACTGAATGCACTGAAAAATCTGAACTTCTAATCAGGAGAAATACGATGGCGGTTGATATTAAAGATGTGGAACAGGTCGCGCAGGAGCTGCAGCAGAAGTTTGACGACTTCAAGGCAAAGAACGACAAGCGCGTGGATGCGATTGAGCAGGAAAAAGGCAAACTTGCCGGGCAGGTGGAAACCCTGAACGGGAAACTCAGCGAGCTGGAAAATCTCAAAAGCGACCTTGAAAAAGAGCTGCTTGAGCTGAAACGTCCGGCAGGTGGTGTGCAAAATAAACTGGCCACTGAGCATAAAGAAGCGTTTGTGGGCTTTCTGCGTAAAGGCCGTGAAGACGGTCTGCGCGATCTGGAGCGCAAGGCATTACAGGTGGGCACCGATGAAGACGGTGGCTATGCCGTGCCGGAAGCACTGGATCGCAACATTCTCACCCTGCTGAAAGATGAAGTGGTGATGCGCCAGGAAGCCACGGTGATCACTGTTGGCGGTTCCGACTACAAAAAACTGGTGAATCTGGGCGGCACGGCTTCCGGATGGGTGGGCGAGACTGACGCGCGCTCCCAGACTGCCACCTCAAAACTGGGGCTGATTGAACCTTTCATGGGGGAAATCTACGGTAACCCGCAGGCCACTCAGAAAATGCTGGATGATGCCTTCTTCAACGTGGAGGCCTGGATCAACAGCGAGCTGGCGACCGAATTTGCTGAACAGGAAGAAATTGCCTTTACCACCGGTGATGGCACCAAGAAGCCAAAAGGGTTCCTGGCGTATGAATCCACCGATGAAACCGATAAGGTTCGTGCGTTCGGTAAACTTCAGCATATTGTATCCGGTGAAGCGACGACGGTGACCGCAGACGCCATTATCAAACTGATTTACACGCTGCGTAAGGCACACCGCACTGGCGCGAAGTTCATGATGAACAACAACAGCCTGTTTGCCATCCGTCTGTTGAAAGACACCGAGGGTAACTATCTGTGGCGTCCGGGGCTGGAGCTGGGGCAACCGTCCTCTCTGGCGGGTTACGGTATCGCTGAAAACGAACAGATGCCGGATATCGCCGCTGATGCGAAAGCTATTGCATTTGGTAACTTCAAGCGGGGTTACACCATCGTTGACCGTATCGGTACCCGCATTCTGCGTGATCCGTACACCAATAAACCATTTGTCGGTTTTTATACCACCAAGCGCACCGGCGGCATGCTGGTCGATTCGCAGGCCATCAAACTGCTGAAGATTGCAGCGGCGTAATCATTCATGGGCGCGGAACCGCGCCCCCTGTTCTGACGGGTGAAGAATCATGATCCTGAAACAAGATCTGAAATGGTCACCGGACGGTATGCGTGTTGAGGTCATTCGGGCCGGTGAGTATGACGACGGGGCGCTTCCTGCCCGTGTGCAGGAGATTGCACTTCAGGCCGGGTTAGCAGAGCGCGGAATCAGTGCAAAAAGCAGTAAAGCGGCAAAAGAGAAAAAAGCCACGACCAGTAAAGAGGGCTGAGCATGCTTCTGACAATGGAAGAGATTAAAGCCCAACTCCGGCTGGATGAGGATTTCGATACTGATGACCGCCATCTGCAACTGCTGGCCTGTGCGGCACAAAAGCGGACGGAAACGTATCTGAACCGGAAGCTCTATGCACCGCATGAAACCATTCCGGACAGCGATCCGGACGGGCTGCACCTGCCGGATGATATTCGTCTGGGGATGCTGATGCTTATCAGCCATTTTTACGAAAACCGCTCGTCGGTTACGGAAGTGGAGAAACTCGACATGCCGCAGAGTTTTGGCTGGCTTGTCGGCCCGTACAGGTACTTTCCGCAATGAAAATTCGTCAGGCGCAGACCAGCGCAACCTACATTCTGCCGGACCCCGGTGAACTGAATAAACGCGTCCTGATCCGCCAGCGGGTGGATATGCCCGCGGACAACTTTGGCGTGGAGTCTCAATACCCGGTTACGTTCCGGACATGGGCGAAGGTTATCCAGACCAGTGCCACCACCTGGCAGGAAACCGCGCAGACCGGGGACGCCATCACCCATTACATCACCATTCGCTACCGCCGGGGGATCACCGCTGATTATGAGGTGGTCTGCGGTGACAGTGTGTACCGGGTGAAACGTCAGGAAACCCGCCGATGACGCTACGCTTACCGCTGCCATAGAAGCGGTGGGGCTGGAAAACGCCGCGCGCGTGCTGAAGCTGTACCCGTTCGAGATGAGCGGCGGCATGTTGCAGCGCATGATGATTGCGATGGCGGTGCTGTGTGAATCACCGTTTATCATCGCCGATGAACCGACCACCGACCTCGACGTGGTAGCACAGGCGCGCATCCTCGATCTGCTGGAAAGCATTATGCAAAAACAAGCGCCGGGAATGCTGCTGGTCACCCATGATATGGGCGTTGTGGCGCGTCTGGCGGATGACGTGGCGGTGATGTCACAAGGTAAAATTGTCGAACAGGGCGATGTAGAAACGCTGTTTAACGCCCCCAAACATACGGTGACGCGCAGCCTGGTTTCCGCTCATCTCGCCCTCTACGGTATGGAGCTGGCATCATGACCTTACTTAACGTCTGCGGCCTTTCCCATCACTATGCCCAAGGTGGATTTAGCGGAAAACATCAACATCAGGCGGTGCTGAAAACCTTCGACAGCAGTTCGTCGGCGTTCGGTCCCAGCTCGCTTAAATCAACCTGACCGTGGCTGATGCGCCCGGTAAGGGTGTTTTTGATCGCGTTTGGCTGTTCGTAGATCTCTTTCTGCATGTAGTGACGGTAAATACCTTTATCGCCCGCGTCATATTGCAGATTGGATTCAATATCCTGACGTTTTACTTCCGCGCCAGTTTTATCGAAGATGTTTACCGAACGGCGAGTAATTTCCGCAATATCGCCCTCTTCAAGGAAGATAAAGCGACGGGTCACCGGCAACAGCGCCAGCTGGTCAGAAGCGATAAAGTTTTCGCCCATACCCAGGCCAATCACCAGCGGACTACCAGAACGTGCCGCCAGCAGGGTATCCGGGTGACGGGAGTCCATAATCACTGTACCGTACGCACCACGCAGCTGCGGGATAGCACGCAGAACAGCCTCACGCAGAGTCCCGCCTTGTTTCAGCTCCCAGTTCACCAGATGGGCAATCACTTCGGTGTCAGTTTCAGAAACGAAGGTATAGCCACGCGCTTTTAACTCTTCACGCAGCGGTTCATGGTTTTCGATGATGCCGTTATGCACCACCACAATGTGTTCAGAAACATGCGGATGCGCATTCACTTCTGAAGGTTCACCGTGGGTCGCCCAGCGAGTATGAGCAATACCGGTGCCGCCATGCAGAGGATGTTCTTCCGCTGCCTGAGCCAGCATCTGGACTTTACCGAGGCGACGCAGGCGGGTCATATGACCTTCTGCATCAACAACGGCCAGACCGGCAGAGTTCATTAATTCGCACTTCCCGCTCCGCTTTGTCGTGACCGAACAGGCGAGCGAAAAAATCGACGTTTTCATACACCGACAAGGTGTGGTAGAGGTTTTTGCCCAGCCCCTGCGGCATCCAGGCGATGCGCGGGCAGACGTCGCGGCGATGCCTCGGGTCGCGCATATCGCCGCCCAGCACCATCACATTGCCCTGCTCAATGACGCGGGCACCGGAAATCAACGACAATAAGCTCGACTTCCCGACGCCATCCGGACCAATCAGCCCGACCATACAGCGGGCCGGAATATCGAGAGTAATATTGTTCAGCGCAACGGTTTTTCCATAATGCTGGCTCACGCCCGCCAGTTGCGCGACAGGCGGGACGGGAACCAGTTCCAGATGCGTCATTGCGGCAACCTCACCACGAGGTCGTCAGGCCACGGAAGTTCTTCATTCACCCGCACCCACGCTACGCCCGGTAAACCGGTTTTGACATATTCCAGATGCTGCTGGAGTAATTCCGGTGGGATACGCGCTTTGACGCGGAACATCAGTTTCAGCCGTTCATCGCTGGTTTCGACGGTTTTTGGCGTGAACTGGGCGACACTGGCGACAAAACTGATGGTCGCCGGACAGAAAGGCCAAACAGCATGCGGCTGTTAGAGTAAACCCCGCTGTTATACACTGACAGCGATGCTACCAGAATGACGAAGTTCAGCGCAGAAGCTACCACGTTGCTGTCGAGATTATGGAAAATCATCACAAACGGGCTACTGTTGGATTTCACTTCCACCCACGGATAGAGCGCCAGTAAAACCACCAGTGAACCGATGTAAAACAGCAGGATGCGATACACCACCTGATTTACCGCTTTTGGAATGCTTTTTTCCGGATCGCGCGCTTCAGCGGCAGTAATCCCAATCAGCTCCAGACCGCCGAAGGAGAACATAATTACCGCCAGCGACAAAATCAGCCCATTCCAGCCGGTGGCGAAGAAACCACCGTAGCGCCAGAGGTTGTCGATACTGGCTTTCTCGCCGCCGTGACCAGAAAACAGCAGCCACAGGCCAAAGCCGATCATACCGATGATCGCCAGCACTTTAATCAACGCAAACCAGAACTCGGTTTCGCCATATAAGCGCACGTTCACCAGGTTAACGGCGTTGATGATAATAAAGAAGGCGGCAGCCCAAATCCACGTTGGAACATCCGGGAACCAGTACTGCATATAGATGCCCGCAGCGGTCAGCTCTGCCATCCCCACCAGCACGAACATCACCCAGTAGTTCCAGCCAGAGAGGAAGCCCGCGAACGGTCCCCAGTATTTATAGGCAAAGTGGGCAAACGAACCGGATACCGGCTCTTCGACCACCATCTCGCCGAGCTGGCGCATAATCAGGAAAGCGATGATCCCGGCGACGCCGTAGCCCAGCAATACAGCCGGACCCGCCATCTGAATCGCCGGGCCAATGCCAAGAAACAGACCAGTACCAATTGCGCCACCCAGCGCAATCAGTTGAATATGACGGTTATGTAATCCGCGATGAAGCGTCGGCTCTTGATTCGACGCAGTATCTTCCGATACGGTTGACGCGTTTTTCACGCCTTTCCCCTGTGTGTCTTTTTTGTTGAGGGGCACCTTTTAACATTTAGTGCCCATCGTCGCAAGACACAATCCACACGGTTAAACGGGGTATCCTGCTTTTATTTCCGTACCCGATGTCGGTGCAGCCACATCAGCTTATACGCCGCCGGGATAATAAACAGCGACAGCAAAGGTGCGGTGATCATGCCGCCAATCATCGGTGCGGCAATCCGGCTCATCACCTCTGAACCAGCCCCCGTTCCCCACAGAATCGGCAGCAGACCGGCGATAATCACCGCCACCGTCATCGCTTTCGGGCGCACGCGCAGTACCGCGCCGTGATACAACGCCTCATCCAGCTTCTGCTCACTGAATGTTTGCGGATTATTCAACGACGGCTCGGCCTCTATGGCGTGACGTAAATACATCAGCATCACCACGCCAAATTCGGCGGCGACCCCGGCAAGGGCAATAAAGCCAGTACCCGTCGCCACAGAAAGATGAAAGCCCATCCACCACAGCAACCAGATGCCGCCCACCAGCGCAAACGGTACGCTGCTGATAATCAGCAACGCTTCGCCCACCCGACGGAATGCCAGATACAACAGCACGAAGATGATCATCAGTGTCATCGGCACCATGAGTTTCAGCTTATGGTTGGCGCGCTCCAGTAGCTCGAACTGCCCGGAGAATGCCACGCTGGTGCCCGGTTTTAACTGCACTTTTTCAGCTATCACTTTTTGCAAATCGTGAACCACCGACACCATGTCACGATCGCGGGCATCGATATAAATCCAGCTCGTCGGGCGCGCATTCTCGGTTTTCAGCATCGACGGTCCGGTAGAGACTTTAACGTCGGCCACGTCTGCCAGGGTGATTTGCTGCTTCATCGGCGTCAGGATCGGCAACTGGCGCAGTGCCTGCGGACTATCGCGCCAGCTTTGCGGATAACGCAGATTAATGGGATAACGGGCAATCCCTTCCACCGTTTCGCCAACCATCGCCCCGCCCACCGCAGAAGTCACAAACAACTGCACATCCGCCACCGTCATACCGTAACGCGCGGCTTTTTCACGGTTAATCTCAACGTTGATATAGCGCCCACCTTCCAGACGCTCGGCAAGCGCAGAAGCAATAAGGCAACAACGGCAGGTAATGCTGCTCAAAAAAGCGTTTACTGATCCCAACGTTCAATATACGCGTGGCACCAAACTCATAAAAACTTTGATGGTGCGAACCTAACGGAATAAAAACAAAATCGCCCCGTTCCAGTAACACGCGCTTACCGTTAATCTCCTGGAAATAACGCCCGGTTAATACCAGATACAAAACCGGTAACTCTCAACCTGTCAAGGCTATGTGTCAGATCTAGTCGCAACTAATGCAAATAATTGGTTATTACCAGACTATCCAAATAGATTTAGCTCCATTTCATTCAAGAAGGGATCAACACATGAGTTAAACCTATCTTGTGTATTTTTCTACACAAAAACCTCTGTTATTATCGCGTCTAAATATCTAACAGATTAAATTTTTATAGTTAATTAATTCTACTGAAAAATTACGAGAATTAACATGGATGACAATAAGCTGATTAAAAATTCATCATTATTTGTAGCTTACATGGGATGTTTAGGATGGGAAAGTGCGTACTTTTACGGTTGGGGGATATCCTTTTACTATGGATACCCATGGTGGGTTGTTAGCGCTGGAATGGATGATGTTGCCAGAAGTCTATTATATGCTGTCACTGTGATGGGAATATTTCTGTTGGGATGGGGAATAGGTTTGGCATTTTTTATTAGTGTAAAACAGCGCAGTAATATGCAGGAATTGAGTTTTACAAGGCTTTTTCTTGCCATTTTTCTGCTATTTACCCCTGTTATTATCGAATTCTCTATATTAAAGCAAGATATTGCAATTAAGCTAACGGTCTTCTCTGTTATAGTTGCGGCTGCTATCACTTTTGTGGTGAGAGGATACGGGCATTTTTTTCATTCGCTTTTATACTGCAAAACAAGTTCCTTCGAAAACATCGAGTGGAATTCAACATGGCATGGTTTTTAGTTTATTTTTGGATGTTTTCTTTGGTTGTTGGATGGTATAAGCCGCAATTCAGAAAGGAATATGGAATGGTAAGATATAAAAATGAATGGCATTACATTTTGGCACGTTACAACAGCAATTTGGTATTATCAAAATCATTTAGATCGGGTAGTCGAAGGTTTATTATTTTTAGCCCAGAGAAAAATAGTGCCTACGAAATCAATTCTGTCAAAAGTAGATTATAGTAGAAAATAGTGATAGTCTATGAATAGTTTCAGATTATTATCTACGGGTTAGATTTTGCTATACACTCAAACAAAAAAGAACTTTTGATTTCAGTCAACTCTTTAAAAATAAAGGAGTTTGTCCGAAAATTCAAACAATCAGTCAATAACTCTGATGCTGAAGGTATTTCTTCACGATCGCCACTGCATGCAGTGGAGTGGATGCCTTTTCTGTCCGGGCTGTAAGCGAAACACACTGCCGGGGCCAGCGCTGATCCGGCGTTGCGGTCGTCGCGAACGTTCATCGATAGGAATTTAAATCCCAAAAAGATTAAAAAAACACCCAAAAAACGGATGTTTATTCAACACTGCCTGCGTGCCATGAGTGCACCGCCGTCAATTAAATGGATCTTATCGATTGATACTGCATATCACTGATGGTTTTTTACTCCATTCCCCTGAAAATGGACACAACTTCCCCGATGCGGCTCTCAGCCGCACACCCGCTGTTGCGCC